CTTCTAATAATTCATCAGGTAAATCAAGAAGTCCTTTATTAAATGGTTTAGTAAAGAACTCATTCCCTTTTAAACCTTGTGCAAATATGCTTCTCTGTAAAGCAAACCCCATACTTATATTACTACCTTTTTTATATTTACCCTCTGAATCTCTAAACCTTATATTTTTCTTCTTGGCCCAATCTGCTAACATTTGCATCGGTGGCATTTTAGTTGTGTATTTAAACTTACTCATTGGTGCTTTCTGATAACCACCTTTTACTAAACTAGGATTTGCTCCCTGAACACCTTCGTCAACAAACTGACCATATGTTTCCATTAAGAAGTCTAGCAGAAATATATTTTGTTCAATATCCACTTCATACGAAATAGAATTATATAATGGCCCACCACCTTTTTTATCCTTTGTCAAATTAGACTTGGACTGCTGAACTACATATTTAGCATATTTATCTATTACCTTTTGTAATTCCTCGTATTTCATTTAGCAAATATAAATATCATTATAGATTACAACATCTAAAGTAGCAGTCCAACCCGCTAACTGGTTTTCAAACCTGTCATAAAACGGTGTTATGTTTGGACTTCCTTCAAGTTGATACATATCTGTGTGAAGTTGCCCCATTCTTAATCGTTGTATAAGCCTATTTAAGACCGCTAGTTGAGTGTTTAGAATATCCTGAACATTGTTGTTACCTGTAAATCTATCTACCGTTAAATCCTTTGATTGGTCTACAATATCACAAGCAAGAATACTAATATTAAATCTTAATACCTGTTCATCATCTATTACATTGTTAATTATGATATGTCCAAGCGGGAAAATGTCCTGTTTATTTAGATTTACTTCCGTAATATCCCCAGTCGTAACTGTATTAATATTCTTATCTTCTAGCAATTCAGTTTTGATTGCTTCGGTTAATCTGTAAAAACCTCTTACACCTTGATTTGCCATTATTTAAAATTCTTTTTAATTTGTTTTGCTTCTATTTCTGCTTTCTCTTTCATATATGATAATGCATATAAGCATTTATGTACGTTTAATTTAGTGATATCTTCAAGTCGTCTAATATCTCCTTGAGCGAGTCCTGAAAAGATGCTTTGGTACCATCCCCATTTTGCTGAGAATTGAGAAACGCTGTCAAGGCTTCCGTTTCCATCTCCGGATTGTCCAAACAATTCATCATAGTTTGCGATAAGTCCAGTCCTAAATTCCACAAAAAAAAAATTGACGACATCACCGCATCCATAGGCATATCTAAAACAGCTTCATCCGTATCAACTCTGTATTCTTCTATGCTATACTTCTTTTTTAACTTTACTAAGATAGGTCTGTATAAAACATTCATAGCTTTTTCCATATTATCCCAGTCACCAATAAATGTATCAAGGTCAATATATTCTCCTAAAGTTAAATCATCTAATTGAGGGTGAAAGCCATACTCTATTTTACCAAGTTTAAAACTGGTGACTAGCTTTGGTTTTTCATCAAACAATTTAGCAACCATTTCTACAATTTCATTTGTATCAGTTACTTTTAAATTCATAACCTGTTCTAATTTAATACCGCAGAAGATCTCAATCATCTTAGCATTTAAGAATCGTACATCATCTGTTCCTTCTTGAATTTTTAAGAACCTTTTATATTGCCTTAATGTAATGTCTTTTAAAGAGGTAGGAATGTTGATATTTAGTTTCATAATTATATAACGTATTTAAAGTTAGTTTTTGCAATAGTAAAGGTACAAAAAAAAAGCGCCTATTTCTAGATGCTTTAATTGTATTATTTAAAAGAGGTTTTTGTTATCTCATACTTGATTCGAAACAACTTCCTGAACAGTATTCTCGATCACTGTGGATTGGTTTTCCACACTCTGCACATTCACTATCTTCTTGATCTATTGGGTTTAAATTGTCGTACCATTCCATATTAGTATGTTTTAATGTTTCCGTTCTTATAATGCTCACAAACAATTCCAGTTGGTAATACTATTGTTCTAACTGGCTTTATGTTAGCTTTTACTAATCTCGCTTTGATAAATCTTTTTATTGCTTTCATAATGTTCTGTTTATTCGAAAGGAGTATCTCCTTTGGTTAGGTTTCTAATTATTACTAATACAACTAATACTGCTGCAACTACTATTACTAATGTTTCCATAATGTTCTGTTTTTATTTATAATACATTATCCTACTAAATGATTCATTAACATTTCAGTTCTTTTATCACTTTTTGTTATTTCGTTGATCTCACTAAACACTCTGCTTTGTGTGTAACCATTTTCTAACTTGCTTCTGTACTCTTTAATTATCTGTAAATTTCCCATTTTGTTTGTTTTAGTTATTATTGATATTCAAAGATATAACTTATTTACTTATAAACAAAACATTTGGTAACTTATTTTTAATTTATTTTAAGAAATATAGTAATTGCCTTTGTTTGGGTACTGTAATTGGTACGAAATAGCATATCGTATTGCATCTATAATATGATTCCAATTATCTTGAGGTGTCTTTGACTTCTTTTCTAGCCAAGAATAGTTGTTTAGTTCTTTGATCAGATTGATACTGTTCTCTTCTACTATCAGATCATAGTCTTGTAGTAATGAAATTCCGTAAGTTATCGAACCTGGTCCCTTAATAGCTTTGACTAAGTTACAACCTTTAGATTTTAATTCCGTTATAAGCCGAGGTTCCGCTGAATCCCCCACTATTAGATTGGTTTGAGCGTGTTTTAAGTTAAGCAATGCAATCTCAGAGGTAGTTAACCCCTTTAAATAAAAGCATTCCTTTAAATAGATGATCTTGTTTGTTGTATCTATATTGGTTTCCACTAAGGTAGAAGCATCCGCAGCAAATCCATAATCTTGACCAAAGACAGAAACACCTACTTTTCTGAATGTGCCTAATCTCCAGTTAGAAAATATAACTCCTTCTGCTTTAGATAACCAACCACCTAGCATTTGGTGTTTGTATTTATCTGGTCTTCTAGTTTTTATATTCTCTATTTGATCCAGGTAACTCTCAGAAAGGTTTTCTAAATTATCTAGGTATGTTGTGTGAATGTATGTTGTATTTCCTTTTGTTGTGTTGCTGGATTCCATCACTCCTTTGTCTTCGAAGAATCTGGAATATATCCAATGTTCTTTTGTGACAGGATTCAAAATCATTATGACCCTGTTCTGTTGCTTCTGGTTTCTAACTGATAAATCTATCTTATCAAATCTATCTTCATCTACAAGCTCTTCAGCTTCGTCCATCACCCACGTTGTAACATTAGTTAAAGACTTCAGGTTAGCTGTTTGATCACCTGACGACGTCTTAATACCTTTAAAGATTATCTTGCTCCCAGAGAGCTTATTTATGATTTCATCTTTTGTTATATGGAAATGGTCTTGTACATTTAGTGATTCTATTTTATCTATAAATTCTGGAATGATTGAGACGTAAGCAGAAGCCAAAGTAAATCTAGTAAATAGAATGGTGTGGCCTGACTCATAAGTAAGTAAAACCAGCAGCAGATTTATAGAATAAGATTTTCCCGATCCACGTCCTCCAGTTACAATAAAGTATCTAGAGTCAGAATCCATTAAGGGTGAATACTTTGGGTTTACTTCAATCACTTAAATTTAATAAGGTCTTTAAAGTTTATATTAAATCCTTCTGTTGAGGTTATGTCCACAGACTCCTTAGGCTTACCGTATCTGTAGCCAAAGTACAATGTCATTGCTCTACTATCACCTTTCATTATTTGTTCCCCTAGGGTCCTTATTACTTCATCGTTATCAATTAAGTTGTCTAGTTTTTCTATCAGCTTTAATTCATCAGCTTTCTTTGGACGACCTGCTCCTTCACGTGAACCTCCGTTATTTTTTCTTTTATCCATTTCGAAATGTTATTGTTTATTCAATTATATAACGTTTTAATTAAGTTTATTTATTTCTTCTTTAACTTCTTTCCAATAACTGTAATCTTCAAAATAATACAACCGACTACCGTTTAGTATTTCATCTACACATATTAATGCACATTCTTTAGCAGCTTCTATAAAGTTCCATCCAGTTGTGATGTCAGAGAATTTATCTACTAATTCCTTTGCTTTTTCTTTTGGTGTCATAGTTTATTTATTTATTATTTCAACTTCTGCCCACGCAACTAAATGAACAAAATCTCCATCCATATTTTTACATAAACTGTACATTCCATCTAATTTAATGAAATCTAAAACTTCATTTTCTTTTATATTAATTGAGTCGATAGGTTTTTTTATATCTGACACAACTATTATTTTACTATTTCTTGGTACATCGTAAAGTTTCATAATTTCTTTATTTTTTGTAATAAAAAGTTCTTTGTCCAAATTTCAGTTATGGAATAACAATATTTTTTATAGAGTGGATTACTTCCACAGTGTTATCTATACAATAAACACAACTGCTGATACAGTTTAATGGTCGACCGAGATACCTCAATCCGTTATCGT